AGTTTAAAGGTGAGAAAGCCAAGGTTATTTGGGAAGAATCATTAGACCAAGTTAGGAATTCATAAAAATGGCAGGATCAATTAGTACATTTAAATCCAGTTTCACAACCGATTTGGCTAGGCCAAGTCGTTTTGATGTGCAATTTCCTATTCCTCTGGCACTTTTTCCATATCGAAACACATCACAACAATTGACACTTAGATGTGAAGCAGCACAGTTGCCAAGTAGAACTTTGGCCACAACTGAACAGAAGATTGGTGCAAATCCAGTTGAAAAATACCCATACATGTCAAATTACAATGAAGCAACTATGACATTCATTGTTTCGGATGATATGAGAGAAAAGAATTTCTTTGATGCTTGGCTAGAACTAATAAATCCAAGTTACAGTTATAATCTAGGTTATAAAGATGACTTTGTATCAACGATAACAATTAATCAATATGATGTTACAAATCACAAATCATATTCTATCAACTTGATTGATGCTTATCCTATTGCTGTAAATCAGTTAGACTTAGATTGGTCATCATCGGAAGCACATAAGTTGACTGTTGTATTTGCTTATACATATTGGCAAAATAATTCTATACAGAATTTGGGCCAAAGTCTATTGCAAACTTTGTTATCTGATGTTACATCTGGTTTATTCTCAGACTCAGCAACAACAGGTATACCTTATGCAACAGCAGTTTCTCCAATAGACCAAGCTATTGATGAACAAGCAAAATCTGCGGCTGAATATGATGCACAGATTCAAAATACAACTGAGCAATATTTGGCTGAATTGGCACCTAAAGACAATTAATTTTTAATGGAGTGATAATACTATGGCTTTACCTAAGATAGATACACCAATCTATGAATTGGAACTACCTTTATCAAAAAAGGTTATTAAATTTAGACCGTTTCTTGTAAAAGAACAAAGAAACTTGTTAATGGCAATGGAATCTGATGATAAAGATACGATTGAAAAATCAATACAACAGGTTCTAAATAATTGCACACTTACTGAAGGCATTGTGATTGGTGAACTACCAATCTTAGATGTTGAATACTATTTCATCAACCTAAGAGCAAGGTCTGTTGGTGAGGTTGTTGAGAGCAAGTATCGTTGTGAAAATAAAGTCAATGATACTACATGCGGTAACATGATGGATTCTAAATTCAATTTGTTGGATATTAAAGTACAAATGCCTGAAAATGTATCTGACACAATACAATTAAATGATAAATTGTCTATAAAAATGAGATATCCACAATTCTCTGTGATATCTTCTGATACAGATAATTCAACAGATTTAGTTTTTACTATGATTGCCAATTCAATTGAATCTATTTTTGATGGCCAACAATATTACTATGCAAAAGAATATACTAAACTAGAATTGTTAGAATTTATTGAATCGTTGAACCAAGAACAATTCAATAAGATAGAAGAATTTTTTAATAACATGCCAACACTCAATAAAAAGATTGAGATGACTTGTTCTAGATGTGGATTTCACCATGAGATTAATGCGGAGGGACTTGACAGTTTTTTCGCCTAACATTTCGTCATGACAATTTAAGGAATTATTATCAGACAAACTTTGCATTGATGCAACACCACAAATATAGTTTGACTGAACTTGACAACATGATTCCGTGGGAACGTGATATCTATCTTACTCTGCTTGTTAATTATATTGAAGAAGAAAACGAAAAAATTAAGCAAAGACAAACCAAATGATATCAGATAACCTAAAGAAATTAGCAGAAGACCTCAAAGAAAAATTTGGTTCTAGAGGTGTTTCTGATTTCGTCAACGATCCCAAAAATGCAACCAAACAGATGTCTTATGCCAATCTATCTGGCAAAAATAAGAAAATGTTTAAGTTGGAAGAACCAAAGAAAAAACTTGGTAAAGTTGACGGAGATTTCTACACAAAAGTTTCTGAAGGCAACAAAGCAGGATTACGTAAAGGTGATTCTATTGCCGATGTGTCTGCAAAACTATTTAATTTTCTAAAGAAGACCGAACAAGAAAGAAAATTACATTATGAGTTAATGAAAGACTTCCAAAAAGAAAATGAAGATGAAGACTTAATGAGACACAAAGAGCTCGTTAAAGCTTTGAAAGAAAGAAAACCTGTCGAGAAGGTTGAAAAAGAAAAGCCTAAAGATGAGATGAAGGCCGAAGAAAAGGCACAACCACAAAAAGCTAAACAGGTAAAAGAACCTGAGAAAAAAGCTGAGGCTATAAAACCAAAAGAACCTGAAGCAAAACCTTCTAATGTTAAAGAAGAACTGAAAAAAGATACCGAAAAAGAAGTCGATAAAGTAGTAAAAGACCAAAGTAAAAAACAAGCAGGCGATAAAACAAAACAAAAAGCTGAAGAAAGAGCTGAACAACAACTAAAAGATAAAGCAACTAAAAAGGCTGAACAGACTGCTAAAAAAGAAGAAGTGATAGAGACTAAAACAACAGCGAAACCTGTTGAACCAATTAAACCTGCCTCACCTGAACCTGCGCCAACGGCTGTTGCACCTAAACCACCTGTTTCCGCTCCTGCTACATCTGCAGCTTCGACAGCTGCAAAAGTTGGAGTTGGTACTGCTATTGTAGGTTTAACTGCACAACAAGCGATTGCTTCTGAGTTTTCAACTTACAATATTTCAGCTAAAGGTCAAGCAAACATCTTGGCACAAGTTGAAGCAGAAACTGGATTCAATTCACAATCAGAAAATTTAAATTATGGAACTGAAGCGCTATCAACATTATTCAAAAAATATTTTCCATCAAAACAATTAGCCGAACAGTACAGTAGAAAACCTGAAAAAATTGCAAATAGAATATATGCGAACAGGATGGGTAATGGACCTGAAGAAAGTGGTGATGGATGGAAATATAGAGGCCGAGGTTTCATTCAAATTACAGGAAAAGATGCTTACAAATCGTTGAGTAAAGATATTGGAATTGATTTGGTATCGAATCCAGATTTACTGAATGATCCGAAAATATCAATAAAATCTTTGCCTTGGTTCTTTTTGAAATATAAAAGGTTGAAACCTGCCGATTTAGAAGATATATCTAAAGTGAATGCTGCTATAGGTTTCAAAGAAAAAATAAAAACAACTGGTCAAAAAGAATCTGAATATAGAGCTCAGTTAGCCTCAACTTACAATACAACAGGTACAAAATTAGCTGAATCATCTACAACAAATAAAGACATAAAAACAGCTCAAAGTACTACTGTAATTATAGATAATTCTAAAACCATTGCGGGTGGTGGAGGAACAAGAGTACCACAACAAGTTGTTACTTTATCACACTCACAAGATTTACCTTTGTATCAACAACCATTATAAGAGAACAAAATGGCAAGAGACATGACATATCAAGAAGCTAAGTATTACCGTGAAAGAAAGGTAGAACTTAGTGATTTAGTTTTGGAAAATATACAAAGAGGTGGCAGTAATAGAGAAAGTATCAGTGCCGCTCTCAAAGATAAATTTAATGTCAGTCGTTATTTAAAAGCCAAAGCAACAGGACTCAAAGAAAAATTTGATCCTTTGAATATCAGTAGAAAATTATTGGGTAAAACTTTGACTGGTATATTGGGTAATGCTTTTGGTAGAAGTAAAGAAGATATTAACTATTTCACCGGTGGTAGATATGGTAATTTCTATGCACGTAAAAGAGGATCACTTGTACCATTAGGTGGTCAACATGACACATCAGAAGCTTTACATACAACTGTATCGGAAGGACAAAGAAGAAGATTAAAATCTGGTGATTCTGTTTCAGATGTGTTGTCTAAACTTTATAATGTGATGAAGAAAAACTATGAGAAAGAAGAATTACGTAGAGAACTTGAAATAGATTTCAAATTCAAAGAACAAAAGAAAAAAGATAAATGGCATGAAGAATTGATTGAGGCTATAACTGGCCAAAAAAGAGTCAAGAAAGAAAAAAAAGCCGAGAAAAAATCTGGTGGATTTTTAAGTGGCCTAGGTGATATGTTAAAACAAGTCAAACAAATGATAAGTGTTGCTATTGATGGGTTGAAAGAAATGTTGGCGCCAGTTTTTGAATTTATATCTGCTGTTGGTAAAAATTTATTAGGTAACATTGGACGCCTTTTGAGTAATCCTTTGGTATTAGCTTTACTTGGAACTGCTGCAGCAGGAACATTGGCTGTATATTTGTCTGCTAAATTATCCGAAAAATTAACTCAACTTGTAGATGAAAAAGTTGAAAACATGAGAGCTATTACACCTGAACAGGCTGCAGCAATATTAGAAAATGCTACCAGTGAAGAAGACATAAAGAAAGCTGGTGGTAGAGAATATCTTGAAGATATTGTTAAAAATGGTGCTGAAAGAGCAAAACGTATTTTAGAAGAAGGTGACGAAAAAGAAATTAATAAAGCAGGTGGTAGAGAATTACTGGAAGAATCAGTAAAACAAACTGAAGTTAGTTATGTGCCACAAACTGAAACACAATTGCGTGATGTGCCTCCAAGACCAGATACTTCACAAGGAAAAAATAAACAACGTGCTTTAGAATGTGATAGAAAATTTTCTAAGGATTATAATCCTGATGGTAAACCAAAAGTAGTTTTACAAGCAAAGCCTTTAACTGAAGGTGTTGAACCTTCTACTGCTGGCTATGGACGAGGTATGGGAAGTTTGGAAGATTTCAATGCAAGAAGTACACCACAGACAGCCGCTTTCGGTATTATGCCTCATGGTATAAAACCAGTAGAAGAAAAATCTTCTCCAGTTTCATTGATGCCGACTGCACCAAGTGATGTTGGTTTACAAGCACAACAAGCCATTAGAGAAAATAATGATTTATTATATAAAGATTTGATGCCTAAAGTAATAAGCATCGATAATTCTAAGGTGATTGGAATGGGTGGTTCTAATGACTCATCACCAATATTATTTGAAACAAATGTATCATTAAGAACGGATGATCCTTCAATGCTCAAAGCACAAAAGATGTGTTTAAGACCGGTATAAAAAACCCCGCACGAGGCGGGGAATTCACATACTCATAACAAATCAAGGAGATATCATTCTTCAGCTAATTTAGCAAAGTATGACATGTCATCATCATCTTCAGCCATCAATTCTTCATCAACAACTTTCTTTGGTTGAGCCTTAGCTTGTTCAACTGTTGTTTTGGCAACAGGTGACTCACCAAGTACTTTATCCAAACGAGTCTTCAATTCATCATATGATTTGAATTCTTTATCTGCCAACAAAGGTTGTAAAGAATATTGTGATTTCCAAATCTTTTCCAATTCAGCATCATCATCAAGCAA